AGACGATTTTAATTTCTTTGACTAATGATAAATATATATAACAAAGATTGTTTAGAGGCTATGAAGTCAATGAAAGATAATCAATTTGATTTAGCTATCGTAGATCCTCCTTATTCAAATTGCACAAAAAATTTAGATAATTGGTTACAAGATATGAAAGGCAAAAAGGCTAAAATTGGAGTTAATAGAACTGAAACTTTAAAAGGAAATGCACCTACAAAAAGTTACTTTGTTGAATTAAAAAGAATTAGCAAAAATCAAATTATTTGGGGGGTAAATTGGTATGATTATTTTTTGGGAGTTGGTAGAATTGTTTGGGATAAAGATAACAAAGGAAGTAATTTTTCTGATTGTGAAATCGCTTACAACTCTATTAAAACTAAATTAGATTTAGTAAAAATTAGATGGAATGGAATGTTGCAGCACGATATGAAAAACAAAGAACAAAGAATACATCCAACACAGAAACCAGTTAAGTTATATGAATGGCTTTTAATGAACTATGCAAAGGAGGGTGATAAAATATTAGACACGCATTTAGGTAGTGGCTCAATAGCTTTAGCTTGTCATAATCTAGGCTATGACTTAGAGGGCTACGAGTTAGACAAAGAATATTTTGATAATGCTACTAAAAGAATTAAGCAGCATCAAGCTCAAATAACTTTATTTTAATGGATATTAAAAGCGATAATACTTTTTACTTCGATGATAAAGCTGCTGATAGAGTAGTCTATTTTATTGAGAATCACATTAGACATTTAAAAGGAGAGTTAGGAGGAACTAGTTTTAAGCTAGAGCCATTCCAAAAAAAGATAGTAAGAGATTTATTTGGATGGAAGTATAGAACAACAGAACTAAGGAGATTTAGAACTGCTTATATTTGCTTACCAAGAAAGAACGGAAAGTCTACTCTTATTTCTGCAATCGCTTTGTATATGTTACTAGCAGATAATGAGCCTAGTGCAGAGTGTTACGTTGCAGCTGGAGATAGACAACAAGCTGGAATTATATTTGAGGTAGCTAGTGGAATGGTTAGAGCTGATAAACAACTAGTAAACAATTTACAAGTATTTAAGAATTCAATCATACACGAAAAAAGCAATTCATCTTTTAAGGCCATTAGTAGTGAAGCGTCTAGTAAGTATGGATATAACGCTAGTTTTATTTGTATGGATGAGTTCTTTGTTCAAAAAGATTCTAGTCTATGGGATGCATTAACAACTAGTGTAGGATCAAGACGTCAGCCATTAACAATAGCTATTACAACTGCTGGATATAATAGAGAATCAATCTGTAAAAAAACGGAGGATTATGGTCGTAAGGTTTCAGAGGGTATAATTAAAGATGAATCTTTTTATTATATTAAATATGATTGTCCGTTAGATGTAGACTGGACAAGTGAAGAAGCATTAAGGTTAGCTAATCCAGGATTAGAAAGTGGAGTAGTAAAATTAGACTATCTTAAAAGAGAGCAAGAGAAAGCTATTAAGCTCCCTAGTTATGAGAATACTTTTAGAATGTTACATTTAAATCAATGGATGAGTTCTAGTAGTCGTTGGTTATCAGATGCTCAATGGATGGAATGTAATAAATCTCCAGTAAGATTAGAAGATTATAAAGGAATGACTGCTTACGCTGGACTTGACTTAGCAAGTGTAAGAGATATTTCTGCATTCGTTTTAATCATTCCTGAAGATGATAGATTTACAATAATACCTTATTTCTTTGCTCCTAAAGATACTGCATTTGTAAGAAGCAGAAGAGACCAAGTAGATTATATAGGATGGGGTAAAGAAGATTTAATAGAACTAACAGAGGGAGATGTTACGGATTACAATTACATTAAGAAACGAATTAAAGAAGTTGCTGAGATTGTAAACATAAAAGAGATTGCTTACGATAGATGGAATGCTTCACAGTTAGTTATTGATTTAGTAAACGATGGACTTCCTATGATTCCATTTGGTCAAGGTTTCGCTAGTTTATCATCTCCAACAAAAGAACTAGAAAAGTTAATTTTAAATAAACAATTAAATCACGGAGGTAATAAAGTCTTAAGATGGATGGCTTCTAATGTAGCGGTTAAGTCTGATCCTGCTGGAAACATTAAATTTGATAAGAGCAAAGCAACAGAGAAGATAGATGGAATGGTTTCTTTAGTAATGGCCATTGGCTCTTATATGAATGACGATAGAGAGGAGTCTAGTTATGATGATAGAGGTATTGTTTGGATATAATTTTTTTACCTAAGATATTAACACTAATAAAAAAAATTTTTAAAAAAGATATTGAATTGTAAATAGTGTACCTTTTTGTATCTTTGCTATGTAATTACACATCTTCTTTATGGGCTTATTAGATTTTTTTCGTAGTGAAAAAAGAAACAATAATTTTTTAAATGCCAATTCAAGCTTTACGTTTGGAGGTGCAGCTAATAGAACTTCAGTAACTACCGATTCATCAATGACATTTTCAGCAGTCTTTGCTTGTGTTAGAATTATATCGGAATCTATAGCTTCTCTACCAGTTAGAGTTTATCGAGTTGAAACAGACGGAGATAAAATAGAAGAGCTAGCTCATCCAGTTAATAGACTTTTAACAAGAAAGCCTAACGACTTTATGACTACATACACTTTTTTAGATGTATTAATGAATAACTTATTACTTGAGGGTAATAGTTATTTTTATATTGAAAGAGATTCTACTGCTAGACCAATTGGTTTAATACCTATTAAAAATCAGCACGTTAAAGTAATCAATCACGAGGGTCAAATTTTCTATGATGTTAAAGATTATGATTTAGCAATTCGCAAAGAAGATATGTTACACTTTTTTAATTTATCTTTTAATGGATATGAGGGAACAAGTGTAATAGGATCACAAAAAACTACAATAGGAACTTCAATAGCTTCTAATGATACTGCTAATAGTTACTTAGGTAATAGTTCTCAAATAGGAGGAATTATAAAGCATCCTGGTAAACTATCTAAAGAAGCAGTCGCAAGGCTTAGAACTTCTTGGAGTCAGTCTACAAGTGGCTCATTTGTTGCTGGTAAAACTGCAATACTTGAGGAGGGTATGACTTTCGAGCAGTCTAAAATTAATGCAAACGATTATCAACTTTTAGAAACTAGACGTTTTCAGATAGAAGAAATTGCAAGGATTTTCAAAGTGCCATTATCTTTGATTGGTCATCTCGAAAAAGCTGCTAACTATTCAAGCATTGAAGCTTTATCTATTGACTTTGTAAGATTTACTCTACAACCTTATTTAGTTTTAATAGAGCAAGAATTAAACAGAAAGCTATTTAGAGAAAACGAGCTAGATAATTATTTTGTTAGATTAGATTCCAAAGGTTTATTAAGAGGAGATTCTGCTGCAAGAGCTACATATTACAGAGAGATGTCTGCTATTGGTGTACTATCTATTAATGAGATAAGACGAATGGAAGATTTAAATAGAATAGGAGACGAGGGAGATACTCATTATTATCCTTTAAACTTTGCTCCAATAGGACAAACTGAGGAAAACGAGTAATGGCTTTAGCTGATATAAACACAAAGCCGACTCAAGAAATAGCTGATGAAGCAGAACAAGCTTTAGAATGGAGAGCAGAGTTCGGAAGAGGAGGAACAGAAGTAGGAGTTGCAAGAGCTAGAGATTTAAAGAATAGAGTTAATCTATCGATAAGAACGATTAAAAGAATGTTCTCATATTTAAGTAGGCACGAGGTAGATAAAAAAGGAAAAGGTTTTTATAAAGGTGATGAGGGTTTCCCTAGTGCTGGGAGAATTGCTTGGGGATTGTGGGGAGGTGATCCTGGTTTTGCTTGGACTAAAAGAAAAATAAAAGAAATAGAAGAAGAAGAAAATAGAAATATTATGGAAAATAAAGAGTTAAGACATATCCAAAAAATAGAAGAGAACGAAGAGTCTATAATTATATATTACGCAAAAAACAAAGAAGATGTTGAGGTTGTAATAGATATGGACGAAGAAGTTACTATTGAAGAGGATAGCCAAGAGATTAGAACAATAACTAACAAAGAGGTTAGGACTTTTAATGTATCAGATATTGAAGTTAGAAACGATGACGGCAAAAATGTTGTTGTCGGTTATGGAGCAGTATTTAATTCTGAGTCAAATGATTTAGGTGGTTTTGTTGAGTATATAGCTCCAGGAGCTTTTGATGGTAGGTTAGAAGATGATGTTAGATTTTTAATTAATCACGATGGTTTACCTTTAGCTAGAACAACTAATAATACATTAAGATTGTCAGTAGATGAAAGAGGTTTAAAGTATGAAGCTGATATGCCAGAAACAACTTTAGCTAATGACTTAATGACTCTATTAAGAAACGGAACTATCAGCCAGTCTAGCTTTGCTTTTACTGTTGAAGAAGATTCTTGGGAGAATGTAGATGGTAGAAATATTAGAACGATTAATAAAGTATCTAGATTATACGATGTAAGCTCTGTAACTTATCCAGCATATAACGAAGCTGGCTCTTTTGCTTTACGCTCTTTGGAGACTTGGCAAGAAGAACAAGAAAAAAATAAACTAGATGAAAGTCTAGAGAAAGAATTAAAAGAGGTACAAAAAGAAGAAATAGATTTAACAAAGCGCAACCTCACAGAAATGCGATTGAAAGTCTTAAAAAACAAATAATTTTTAATATGAAAAATAGTAAATCTTTATTAGAGGAAAGAGCTATAAATGTTGAGAAGATGGAAGCTCTAGTTGACTTGTGCAAAGTTGAAGAGAGAGACATGACATCTGATGAACTAACTAGCTTTGATTCTTTAAATGAAAAAGTAGAGTCATTAAATGCAATGGCTCAAAGAAGTGTTAAGTTTGAAAACTTACAAGCTTCTAAAGTAGTAAAAGAAGAAAGAACAAATGCTCCAAAAGAATTAGCTGAGTTTTCTTTTCAAGAAGCTATGCGTCAAGCATACACTGGAAAACTAGAAGGTCTAGTTAAAGAAATGGATCAAGAAGCTCGTAGAGAGCATAATGGCCAAATGTTTAGAGGTATCGCTATTCCTTCTTCAGTTCTAGAACATAGAGCAGTAGGTAATGCAGCGGTTAATCCAACAGAGGTAATGTCTTTCACAGACCAACTAGAAGCAAATTTAGTACTTGCTTCGGCCGGAGCCAACTTTTACTCTGGTGTTTCTGATATGAAGCTACCCGTTCTTTCTGGTATCTCTTCTGCATTCGTTGCTGAGACTGGAGGATCTGCTTCTGCTGCTGGTACTGCTTCAAGTGTTACATTATCTCCTAAAAAGATGATTTCTATTGTAGAAATTTCTGCTGAGGCAATGGCACAGAATGCTGGTGTTGAAGGTGCGGTTAGAAGAAATTTAGCTGCTAACATCGCTGCAACTTTAGAGGGTGCTTTATTAGCTGATGCTAATGTAACAAGCGGACCAGCTTCTATCTTTTTAGCTGCTGCTACTCAAGCGGTTGCTTCTGGTGATGGGCCTACTGCTGCTGAGCTTTTAAATATGGAAGCTACATTAATCAATAATGGCGTTAATTTAGAAGCTGCTCGTATGGCTTGGTTGTTAGATGGTGGTGCATTAACTGAAGCTAAAAGATTAGCTCAAGTTGCTTCTATATCTCCAGCTTATGATAATGCTACAAAAGAATTCTTATCTTACTTTGCTTTTGCTTCTTCTAATGTAGGTAATTCTGCTGGAACTGGTACAAACTACTTGTTAGGTGATTTCTCTAAAGTGCATATCGCTCAGTTTGGTGGTTTAGATTTATTGTTTGATCCTTATACTAATGCTGCTGCTGGTGTTGGACGTATGATTGCAACTTCTCTTGTAGATGGTGCTGCTGTTCAAAATAGTACTGCATTCGTTAAGATTAACAATGCATAATTTTTAATTGGAGAGAGTTTAATCGCTCTCTCCTTTTTTTACTTTTTATAATGATATATAATTACTTAAATCTTGATAGTTACGTTAATTACGGAAAGCTAGTTTTAAAAACTGCTCCAAGTGGAACAGCTATATCTTTAGCTGAAGCTAAACAACATTTAAGAGTTGATTCAGATTTTGATGATGACAATGATTATATAACTGCATTAATAGGAGTTGCTACAAATCAAGTAGAGGAGTTCACAAGAAGAAGATTAATGAGTCAGACTTTTAAACTTTACTTTGATGTTTTTCCTCCATACATAGATTTACAAGTTGGAATAGTGCAAAGTGTTACACACATAAAATATTATGATGCTAGTAATTCTTTAGTAACTTTAGCAGCTTCTCAATATGATTTAGACGATAAAATTAAACCAGGTAGAATTTACCAAAGTAATAACGGATCATTCCCAGATACTTTTGAAAGACCGAATGCAGTAGAAATTGAGTTTGTAGTAGGACGAACTGCTAACGAAGTAGAGGATGCTATAAAACAAGCTATGCTTATTATAGTGGGTAGATATTACGAACAAAGGCAAGATGTTGTTTTAGGTACTCAAGTAGCTGAACTTCCTTTAATGGTTGAATATATGTTAACTCCTTACAGATTTTTAGAGTTATGATATTTGGAAAGCTAGATAGAAAATTAACTTTAATAAATCAAACCTTTACTACTAATGCTTACGGAGAAAGAGTATCAGGTACTCCAACTAGTAGCATTACAATTTATGGTGATTTTAATTTTAAATCTGGTAAAACAAGTTACGAATCTGATGTATTTGTAAATGAACAAACGATAGAATGTTTAATAAGATATAGAGCTGCAATAGGGTCAAGTCCTGACTTTTATATTAAAAATGGAGATACTTCTTATGCAATTACTGGAATAAGAGAGGTAGGAAGAAAGGATAAGATGATACTAACTTTAGAGCGAAAAGTTCTAAAAGATATATTCTCAAGCTAATGAATGTAGGTTTAACAATAAATAAAAAAGAACTTGCTGCAATAGCTAGAAATTTAGAGTCATTAAATATGTCTGATTCTAAAAACAAAACTCTTTTAAGACAAGCAATGAGAAAAGCAGCAAAGCCTATCTTATCAGAATTAAAAGGTTTAGTTCCTAAAGATAGCGGACAATTAAGAAAGTCATTATCTATAATAAATGGAAAAAACAAAAAAGGAGTTGCTCCTAGTGT